CAGAAAGGAATTACTAAATAGTTTAATTAATTCAAAACTTGAGCCATCCTGTTATTGGAGCGCTGAATTAATATGCGCTGGGCATTTTGCGGACTTGTGGGAAATCATATTTTTCTTTTATAGTAAACATATCCATCTAGGTAACCCAAAATTGGCCATCTATTTGGAGATGCGTATCAATCAATTCAAAGATATTGTTACTGGAGGTTATAATGGCAATGAGATATGCATGAGAAATAACGATAAACTAAGAAAATTAATGTGCGAAATAGTTTGTGTATTGTGTGAAGTAGAGAGAAAACACTCCTTTGAAGAACTAAAAATTAATCCAGAAGATTTTGACATGACGCATTTAACCGACAAATTAAAAGCACCCAATGTATTGTACGCAAATGAGGTTTTTCAAAAAGACGACCCCAAAGAATTGTACATTGCGATAAATGAATTGTCGTATAATGTGTCTAAAGATGGGAAAAATACTATAAATGCGTGTTATTGGATGGAATGGATTATGGAGTTCAAAAATATATGTAAGGCAAAGCGTGAACAATGCATTTGTGATCGTAGAGATTGGGCGCCTGTAGACAACAAAGGACAGATAGATGTTGTTTGGATAATTTGGGATATTTTTATGAGAGAAGCAGACCAACGCAAAAATCCGCTGATTAAAAAGATTATCAATAGCCTGCTAGCGTTGTTTACCTTGAAATATTCAACAACCACCTATAAAAAGCGCAAGTTTATCATGTATTTTATTATATCCTTGTTGGTTGAAAACCCAAAAATAAGCGGTGAGCTAATTAAAGAGCCAATCAAAGAGAAAATTTCTCTCGTCGTGAATAAAATCCATCTTGTTTACAAACAAATAAAACGAAATGAGCGGCCGCCAGAGAACGATAATTCATTACATAATGTAAAGCACACGAATTTAGAAAGGACGATTGAAAAATTGGATAAAATAAACAATTTTGGAGAGACATTTATACCCCGAATATAAAAATTATACCAATCGGAAAGAGAATGGTTTAAAAATAAAATATTACATAATGCATAATGGAAGACAAAGGAAAGATTGATAAATTAAGTAAAATTAATATATTAATCCCCATGGCGGGGCTGGGTAGCAGATTTTATAAAGCAGGTTTTAAAAACATAAAACCACTGATTCCATTAAATGGAAAAACATTTATTGAGTGGTCTATTGATTCTGTGGATTTTGATAATATAGAAACTCATTTTATTTTTGTTATTTTAGAAGAACATACAAATATATTGTATGATCATTTGAAAAAAATAAAACCTGATAGTATTGTTTTAAGTGTACCAAAATTAACAAGAGGTGCAGTTGAGACTGCTTTAACTGCAGAAAAATACATAAATAATGATGATCCATTGATTATAACAAATTCTGATCAAATTTTTGAATGGGATAAAAATAAATACATAGAGTATTTACAAACAACAAATACAGATGCAGATGTTATAGTTGTAAATGCTAATACTAACAAATTTAGTTATATTGAATTAGATGAAAATAATTATGGCGTTAGACTAACTGAGAAAGAAGTTATATCAGACAATGCATTAGTTGGCATTCATTACTGGAAAAAAGGTAAATATTTTGTTGATAGCGGTAAGGAATTGATTAATAAAGATATTAAAACAAACAATGAATTTTATATTTCATTATCATATAATTTATTAATTCAAAACAATATTAAAGTAACATGCTATAAACTGGGTCATAATGAAAAATATTTATCCATAGGAACACCTGAGCAAGTATACGATTATTTAGATTATAAAGGATTAAATGTGGAAATTTTTAAACTAGAAAATTTTGTGAATGGATGGTTTATAGGAGATTTTGAACCCTCGTTATTAAAAAATTCTGGCGTCGAATTGGCAGTAATGAATAAAAAAAAAGGTGTTGGAGTTAATGATTTTCATTATCATGCAAATTGCATTGAAATTAATGTGTTGATCAAAGGAAAAATGAATATAAATAATAAATTAATCCAAGCAAACGATATTTTTGTATTTAACCCGTACGTACCTTCTATTTATGAATATTTGGAAGATTGTACCTTTGTGGTATTTAAAAATAAACCATCAAATATGGATAAAGTTATAATGTAAAATACATAAATAAATACATGAATAAATAGATAAATAAATACATAAATAAATATATATATTATGTGTATAACATGATATATATTGCTCATAGAGGAAATTTGGATGGTCCTGATCCAATAAATGAAAATAAACCGGAATATTTAGTAAGTGCAATTGCAAAAGGCTTCTACGTTGAAACAGATCTATGGCTAATAGACAATATATTATATTTAGGACATGATAAGCCGGAGTATAAGATAGAAATAGATTTTTTGTTGAATAATAAGGAAAAATTATTTTGTCATTGCAAAAATATAGATGCGTTATATTTTTTAATAAAAAATTATAGTGAAATAGAATGTTTTTCTCATAATGAAGACCAATGTGTATTAACTTCAAAAAATAAGTTATGGAATTATCCTGGAAAAAAACTTACACCTTTAACAATTTGCGTTATGCCTGAATACGTAGGTCAAGTAATCGATCCAAATTGTTATGGTGTTTGTAGTGATTTTGTATATAATATTCAAAATACTGGAAGTTATTGTAAATAATAATGTATACACGCGTTAATTATAGGAATCTATTGTATTGCAACTATTTATATAATGAGTGAGCTTGTTTTTTACAAAAATATAAATAAGGATGATTATGTTCTCGCAACTTATTTTTTAGAATCTAAAACTACTTTAGAAAAAGCATCTTGGGAATTAGCTATTGGACAAAGTGTAGGAAATCCTAATGTTAGAAATGAATGGGAGACTGATGACTTATTTATTAAATATTCTTGTAAAGTTATAACAGATAAAAGTGAATTGCAACAAAAATCAGGAATAGTTGTGATAGCTTTTCCAATTATAAATACTGATTGGGATGGAGATGGTGTAAGTCATTTACTTTGTCAGCTAATGGGTGGACAAATGGATATTGATAATATTATAAAATGTCATCTGTTAAAATTAGAATTTCCAGAAAAAATAGTTGAAACTTACTTCAAAAAACCCAAGCAAGGCATTGATGGTGTAAGAAAATACACAAATACATTTGATAAGCCTTTACTTGGGGGTATTGTTAAACCTAAAACTGGTATTTCACCTGAGGTTTTGTTAGCTATGGTGAAACAAATGGTTGAGGGTGGTGTTAATTTCATAAAAGAAGATGAAATATTATCTAATCCTTCATTCTGTAAAATTGAAGAAAGAGTTCCATTAATAATGAATTATTTAAATAAACGAGTTAGTGAAGGTCATGATCCAGTGGTGTATGCAGTTTGTATAAATGCAGATTCCCCATATTTATTAGAAAGAGTTAAAAAAGTTTATGAACTAGGAGGAAATGCAGTTCACATAAATTTTTGGTGTGGTATGGGTTCTTATTTATCTGTTAGAAAGTTAACTGAAACATTTGATAGAAAATTTTTTATTCATTTTCAAAAAAGCGGCGATAAGATATTGACTAGTGTAACTCATGATTATCATATAGATTGGAAAGTAATATGCCAACTTGCTGGGATGAGTGGGGTGGATTTTATTCATGCTGGTATGTGGGGTGGTTATATGAATGACGACGAGGAGGAATTAAAACAAGTATTGGAAATATTACATCATCATAATGTTGTTCCTGCATTAAGTTGCGGAATGCATCCTGGTATAGTGAATGCTATTGTTAAAAGATTTGGTAATGATTTTATGGCTAATTGTGGTGGTGCAATTCATGGACATCCTGGCGGTACAATAAAGGGAGCTACCGCAATGAAACAAGCTATTAATAGAACATTTGGAAATGAATATGATGATGCAATTAAAAAATGGGGGCTTGTTGAGTAAAAATATTAATTGGAAATATACTTAAGTTATAATATACTTAAATATTATAACTTAAGTATATTATGAGCACTTTAGCAAATAATGTCGCAACAGATGAATTAAATATTTATCACATGATTCCTAAACCAACACAAGATTTATATGATAGCCTTAATAATATTGTCTTCAGTAAAAATCCTTTTATTTTCCACAAATTAGTAACCAAAATACAGGTGTATGAGAGTGTTAAACATTTATATGGTGATATATTAGAATTTGGTGTATTTAAAGGTGCGTCTTTAGCACTATGGTTACAGCTTAAAAGATTATACGAACCAAACTCATCTACAAAAATTATAGGTTTTGATTTTTTTAAACAAACTGATACATTGGAATCTTTAAAAGAAAATACAAACAATAGTTTGTTAATGGAACAGGTGTTACTAAGAGCAAATAATAATGATTTAGATATTAATACTATTAAAAATAAATGTGATGCTATTCTTGAAAATTCAACAATACTTATTAAGGGCGACGCGTCAAAAACAAGCGAAGAATTTAACAATAATAACCCTGGGGCTAGGATTAAAATTCTTTATTTAGATATGGATGTTGCAGAACCCACATATGCTGTAATGCATAATCTATGGAATAAACTAGTAACTGGAGGAAAAATAATTTTGGATGAATATGGACATCATACATGGGATGAATCAAATGGCGCTGATAAATTTTTAAAAGAAATTCCCGGAAAATATAGTATTTCATGTAGTGGTGTTATGGCACCAACCTTAATTATAACCAAATTGGAATAATTATACGTAAAAATAAAATTATATAAATATTATTAAATAACATAATATGGAGAGAATATATTGTGTTATTTGTCACGAGAATACATTTATACCTGTTATAAATTTGTGTAATACTATAAATATTGTAAGTAGTACAGAATTACATGAAAATGAAATAAAACATCTAGAATTTATAGGATGTGTAAATTGTGGGTGCGTTCAGTTAAAAAATTTATTTTTACAAAGTGAGATATATTCTCAACCATTGCAAATATTTGATGGTCCGGCTATTCGGAAACATCATGATTTATTTTGCGATTTTGTTATAGATAATATTAATTATCAAGAAGAATTATTTGAAATCGGTGGCGCTTATGGGAATTTGGCTAAACGAATTATTAAAAAATATTCGGAACATAATTTAAATATAAAATACAAAATATTAGAATATTCTGCGGAACATTATCCAAAAATTGACAATGTAGAATATATTACTGGCGATTGTGAGCTATATAATTATAAAGGCATAGACACAATTATTATGTCGCATGTATTTGAACATTTGTATTGTCCTAGAGATTTTTTAAAAAAAATAAATAATACGGATATTCAGAATATATTTGTTTCTATTCCAGATATGGATAATTTGATGATGAATGGCGATTTAAATAATTTAAATATTTTACATACATTTTATATTAACACACCATATATTGTTTATTTGTTTAATCAAAATGGATTTAATTTAAAAAAAATAGAAAATTATAATAGCAACTCAAACTTTTATTATTTTAAAAAAGAAGTGGTTTTAAATATAGTTGATTATAAAAATATTGAATTACCAATCCAACAAAAAATGTTTTATGAAAAAAGTGTAAACAATATTAAAAAAATAAATATAAATAAACCATTTTATATGTGTCCATCAGGATTTTATGGTCAATTTGTATATTTTCATTTGAATAATGAGACGAAACAAAATTTGTTGGGGTTTTTAGATGGCGATAAATTCAAAATAAATAAACGTTTAAGTGGCACAAATTTACATATTTTTGAAAAAAATATAGTTGCCGAAAAAGATGAAATTATTATTTTAATTTCTTCTTCAAAACATACAAATGAAATAAAGGATGAATTATTGTCATATAATAAAAATATTATATTCACTACACTTGATGCATGTGCTATTGAAGATTTACAGCATTGAACCGAGGGGTTTTGAAATGAAAAAAGGTGTAATTTTAGCCGGTGTAACACAATATAAAGATTATATAATATAATAATATATTATATGAATGTTAGTAACTTGTATGATTTTAGTAATAAATCACTAATTTGTTACAATACACTAATACATATAACGGAGTATGCATTTTGGATTTCGATATTATCTATAAGTGGCGATGATCATAAATATAATTATTATTCTGATGAATGGATATATCTTATAAACTTCTATTATCCAGGTAATCCATACTATAACTATTTTGCTAATAATTACAATAATATTGTTAACCAATTAAATGCAGATGATGTCATATGTTATAATAATAATGTTATATCATTGTTTACTACTTTTAGTAAAGGATCTGTTCATGGGTTTAGTGGGTTTTGGTATACATTAATTACATTTGTAAATAATATTGACTCATATGATAATCTTGATATAATTATGTATAAAGAATGTGAAAAGGGCATGCTATCAATATTCAACCATTTATGTAATATAGGTGTTATAAAAAACAAAGTAATATTTTTAGAGAAAAATGTAAAATACAGATTTGCTTCAGTGACGTACATAGAGAATGAGTATCATGTTTTTAATGGAAAACTAGAAAATATGGTAACCGATTTTATCAAGAAATATAATTTTATAAATAAAGAACTATATGATAAAACAAATGAAACTTGTTGCATTTTAAAAAGTAATACATCTGAAAAAATTATAACATATGATGGTGTTTTTAACAATGATATAGTAGATAATTTTTGTAATAAATATAATATTACTAGAATATTTCCATCAAATGAAATTGAATTGATTAATTCAATATATAATTGTAAAATATTGATTTTGAATTATGGAAGCACATTTTTCAAAAATTACGTGTATATATCAGAATTATGCGAAAAAATAATAGTCATTGTTAATGGGGATGTTTATACAAATGATTATAAACATTTAAGTAGTATAACACCAAATAAGTATCAAGGAATTATATATAAAAAATATAAAAATGCAGAAATACATTATATAGTTGTAAATAATAATTTGAATTTTGATCCATATAGACTATAATTTTTTACAGAAAACCTTATAATGTTCTTATTATGATTTTTGTTCTATATCAAAAATAACTCGTTTATCATATATATATAATATTATATATA